TGTTGCAATTTTAGCCTGCTCTGTCGCTGTCAGAGCAGAACTTAACGAAGATTCTGCCGCACTTTTTGCGACTTTCGCTGCTAATTTTGCTTCTTTAGTTGCAGAAAGGATTAGTTCAACTTGAGGTGGTAGCAAAGGTGTTGATATGCCTAAAATATCATTTAGAGATCCATCAGGGGTATCATTAGTAACCACCACAGAACCACTAAAAATAATATCAGAGCAACGACTAGGTTGCGCATATACATTATAGGCCCCTGGTAATAACTCAAAATCATAAGAACCATCTTGCTCTGTTTTTATTATTGCAATAGAACCGCATAATACTTTCTCAGATGTTAGTGTAGATATGATTTGAATTAAGCCATTTTTAATTGGATGATTTATTAAATCACACAATATGCCTTTTACATTCATTGTTCATTCACTTAGTTGTTGAGTAATTAAGAACGTTATCCTTCATTGATTTTAACGTTTGAGAATCATTCATAAATAAAATAAAGGACTGAAAATGTAACTGAGATTTTGCAGACTCTGTTGGATTTTCACTGTCACGTGAAAATGCACGGTACAAAATGAAATCCACCAACGCACCAAAGAAAATATTAGGTAATGCGATAATTGTAGTATCTTCATTAACAATAGGAGTTTTCGCGTATTGAATAGATATTGATACAACATCTAATGGTTGAGGATATAACCAAAACTTTGTAGTTTCATTATCATGCTTAGTCCAGCATGTCGGTATCCCCTTTTCTTTTCGCCAATACGGGTTAAATTGATTTAATTTCTCTATTAACACATATTGTGCTGATATATCATTAATGCTATCGACTACTAATAATTGAAAGCAGTCATCAGGCAAATTAATTGGAGATTCGTTAGATTCAATACGGATGTTTTTACTAAATAGAGAAGGACGCCGCATAGCTATTGCACTGACCCCGTCGCTAAGGTATGAAATTAAATCTTCTCTATGCCAACGGACCATTTTGGGATCAACCAGCTCGATTGCAACACGCGTAATAATATCATTTACCAACATTAATAAAACTCCCGTTTAATCACTGGCCGTGGCACATATTTTCGACGATCAATAGAATTTCTAAACGCGTCTCGATACCCATTAATAAAAATACGATCGTTATACTGGGCTAAATCAGGTTGAGTCCACGTTTGATTTGGTTGCATCTGTAATATTGCTGCCGCACCCGTACAAATAATGTGACAATAATCGAGAAAAAGCTCTATCGGCAATTGATTGGCAGTCAACATCGGTTCGGCATAAGCATGAATGTCAACCTTCAACAAATCACGCTTAAATACAATTTTATTTAATCCGATCACATCATAATCAACACCTGTTTTCAGTAACTTATCGCAACTCGATAACGAAATTACTCCCGCCCCTTTTAATTGGGGCTCACCTTTATTCCCTAACTGACCGATTACTGCAGATACTTGTTGTCGCTCGTAAACCTCATCAAAAGAACGCGTCTTAAAAAGACACTGGCTTTCACGACAAAATCGAATGGCAGCTTGAATGAGTGCCCGCTCCATAACACCAGGAATGGGGACATCAACCATGGTCCGAAGGATGGGTAAAAAATCACTGACGGGCACCATAGCCACTACTCCTGCTCTGCGTTGTCTTCATTGGCAATGAAAGCGCGAATCGCGTCTCGAACACGCAAGCGATAATCACCCACTGTCTCTCCCTGACGCTTTGACTCAACCGCCAACTCTTCGGCTTCAACCAAGGTTTTAAGTTGCGCTTCTGAGTACTTGGCCAAATCAAACTCTTCATCATGCAAACAAACCACAAAGCTGCTTTCAAGCGCTTCTTGTGCTGCGCGCTCTAACGCTTCTTTCTCTTCTTGCTCCTTACGGTGTTGTTGTTGCTCAAGCGCCCCCATGAATTCTTCTATTTCATGAGCGTACTTCCAAACGGATGCGTATTCAGTTAAGCGATAGGCAACATCTACGGCAACGGGAACCGGCTCGTATCGAGGAAAGACGGTGCGAGTACCACAAATAGTATCGCGCTTACATTTTTTAGGACCGACATAAACAATATGTACTTTGTCATTCATGACGTTAAACCTTACAAGAAAGCCGACGTGAGTCGGCTTATTAGAGAATAGAGAGAATTAAAAACCAACAAAGCAATACTTGAGGAAAATCAACAAATCACCCGTTGCTTTCGCTCCAGTTGTCACGATATCCAGTTGGACGTCGTGCTCTTTGATATAAATCGGTTTTATCGGGGTGCACTTAGCTACTTTACTGCCTACATCCTGATTAGTTGCAATAACTGTATTGCCTGCTTTTAACTCTAATTTAACCCCCGCCCCAAGGCCATCAGTCACCAAATCAAAACCAATGATTTGAACGCCAATAGGTAAATCCAAGAGATGAATGACGGAATCGGCCTCAACAGCCTTCAGTTTCACTTGTGCAACAGCCGCACTCAAATTGCCGGACGCACCGCTATAGATAGCCTGGTTTAGGCTAGGAGCAAATATTTCAGCCATGTTCGACTCCTTTAAAGTGTGATAGCCGTATCGAGAACAATGACGCCGTGATCGTTAATTCGACCCGCTTTATCTTGCCAACGAATTTTCTTAACCCCATTCATCCATGCGATAGACACTTCGGTATCGTTATCATGATCCACTTTCTTTTCAGTGTACTTAAATGAGTTACCGCTCTCTGTTGCCCCCCATGCGTTTGCAACAGCCTGTGCCCCTAACAGCATGGCGCGATCGATGGTGGCTTTTGCTTCTACCAATGTCGTGGTTGCTGCGTTATTGTTTTGGCAAATCGAAACCGAAGAGCCCTGGTTAAATCGAATCGGCATACCTTTGTACTTACGCACTAAAATATTGCCACGCATCAAGCAATCACCTTTGAGAACAGGGTGGTTGAATGAAGAGCGTCGTGTTAATGCCGAGGCGATCATTTTTTGCCAATCTTTATAGCTTGCCGTTTGCTGCAGGTCGTTCCATTGACGAGGGGTTACATTAAGTAAATAGAACGGCTCATCGCCCGAGAGCTCATCGGCCATATAGCGGATAGGTTGTAACGGGTGCGACATCTCTTCTAGAAACAGGCTCAATTTATCGATGGCTTCCATTGAGAAGATATCGGCTGCATCTAACTGCTCAAATGTTGTGGCATCGCCACCGAAGAAATGACGATCATAGGTCGGAGGCGTGACTTCATTCACCATGATTTCCGCAAATTCTGGATCGAGCTCCAATGGCACAATCGTATCGTCATGAGAGTGGCTGATAAAATCACCACGCGCACCCGCAACATGAACCGTCATGATCTGATCTTGCAGATTGTTAAAATACGGACCAAGCAGAGTTCGCGCCGTCTTTCGTAAATTATGACTGGTTCGCTGCTGAGTCATTTTGCCACCGGCATCCACCATGTGACGCCCTTGATCAATCTTTAGCTCAAAGTTGCTGAACTTAAGACTTTCACCGCGCCCTTCGAGTCGCTTATCCCCCATAGTTGGACGCTTAGATAATTGGTGAACAATCTGCATATCCACGTTATCACCTGCATTTTTAGATAAGTCGGTGACACGAACCACGGGAGCGCCGTGGGAGGTTTGGTTTCCTTTCTTTCCTTCTTTGGAGGTGCCTTTTGCTTGCTTTGGCACTTCCTCAGTAAGCATATTGGCAAACGATCTGGCTTTATTGACTGCCGTAAACAGCCCAACCTCTTGGATCGTTTTAGCCTGAGCTGGAGTGATTGTTGTCATGTTGTCTTCCCAACAAAAAGCCCACCGTAATGGTGGGCTACTAAATAAATTACCAAGGATTAAAAGTCGTCGGACTGCTCAAGCAACGCTTCGATTTGCTGAGGCGTCATATTACTCATTAATCCACTCAACTCTTCCGAACTCATGCCTGCTGCACGCTGTAGAAGCGAGCCATCATGAGTATTATCACCCGTACTTAGCTCTGACGGTGATGCAGGCAAAGACGCCTCAGCCTTTTGCTGCGCCTCTTGAGCTTTGGCTTTTGCTATTTCTTGCGCATTATCAGGAGTAACTTCACCAAACTTTTGTTTCGTTTGACGAACCACCTCTTCAAAGCGCTCGGCACACGATTTATGTTGCCATACTGGATCGATACGCAAAGCATCATCAATATCAAGTGCGAGGGACCATTTATCCGGATCGCCAGATTGCCAGCCCGATAACTCTTGATTGCCTCGTAGCGCGACTAGCACCTCATCTTGCTCAGGTACTGACGCGCTTCCCCCTGTTGGTTGCTGCTGAACACTGGCAGCCAATTGCTCCATTTGTGCGTTCATCGCCGTAATGACAGGGGCTATTTCTGGGTAGTCTTCGGTAAGACTGGCAATCACATCATCGGTTAACTTGAAGTTCTCAGGTAAATCTGCAGGCTCTACACCAAGTTGTTCAAGTTGCTTATTTCGCAAATCAAGCAAGCGATCTGTTTGCTGAGCTTGAGATAGCTGCTCAGTCATACTCGATAGCTCATGTCGTAAACGTTCGGTTTCACGACGTTGGGACTCCAGCACATCATAGGGGATGGTGTGAACACCATCTTTTGCCATGATAACTGGCGGTAGCTCTCCGTTATGGCCACTCTCAAGTTGCTTAACATCAGTTGCAGGCGCCGAGGCTGCATGACTATCGACTTCTGATCTATTAGCATTATCTTGATTAGGAGTGTCATTACCTTGGTCGATAACACCCTTACTTCCTTCTATGACACCAGTACCGTTCTCTTCAACGCCTGCATCGTCATACATAGCAAGCATTGCATCGAGCTCTTCAACAGTTTCATTTCCGGTGATATTTAATATGTCGGCCATTCTTCTCTCCAGTGATTAGACGTATCGTTGTCTGTACGGCTAAAGTCATTAAAACAACATCCTTAGCCCTAGAGACAACAAAGCCCGCATTGAGAGCGGGCTTTGAGAGGTGATATCCTTGTGGTTGAGAGAGCACACTTATTTGAACCCAGATAAACTACAATCAAAGAGGGTTCAAAAAAGTGTGATGTCAGAACCAGTAAGGATAAGTAGTGCAAGCAATTACTTTTGATTTGTAGCGAGTTCGATTCGTTTTTCAAGTGCTTGGCAGTAATGACTCATGGCAAAAGCCTGTTCCTGCATGAATACTCTCTCTGAGTCACGGATACTAGAAAAAGCATCCGAACGAATAAACGCTGAGAGCTTCTTGGTGCGCTCTGATAGCTCAGCGCATTCAATCTCCATACGATAGAGGTGACCAGGAACATCTGGTGTACTTGGCTGATAATGACGTTCATCAAATACTGCTTTAGGGCAGTGATAAATATCACTCTCGTTTGCATGGCAAATAAAATCGCCCACATTTACTCTTTGACTATAAGTAAATGTAATAACCTGCTCATTGATAACTATTGTTGCGAAGCTACTTGCTTGATTGCCACCTTCTAGTGTCATCGTTTCTAACTCAACGGAAGTGATCTCATGAGCTAAATTAATCATTGGGCGACGATGGTATTCTGAGAACACCGAAAGCTTAGTGCTCGCTTCTTGAGGTTTAGGATCTATCAACTTATTATCAATATAAGTCTCATGCACCTCACCCAGACCCACAAGTTCATTAATATAACCTTCCGCCATGAGGCGGTAAGCCTCAAGCTTCCATAGCTCTTCAAATGTATTATCGTAAGAAATCTTCTGGCCAATCTCGTCACGCCAGTTACTTGGATCGATGCAGGTTGCAGGTTTACCCACAGCAACAAAGCCACCTATCATGCGAATGCCACAAAACATCATCTGCTGGCCTGCAATGGTAATGGTTTGATACTCCACGGATTCAATACGAGACTCGATAAGATCCTTAGTCACGCGCTTACCTGTACAGCCAGCCTCTTCCATCATCTTGATCACTTCATCGCATTTTTTAGGCATTGTCCGTATCCTTATTTAGTAGACAATAAAAAGCCGCAGCATAGCCACGGCTCGTATAATCATTTAACGTCATGCAACGGTACTGACATCATTTCTAGCAACAATCCCGACTTTCCCATCATCATAGAGCGCAAGGTAATCACCTGCTTTAGGTCTTGTTCTACTCACCAGTTTTGAACACGCAAAATAAGAGACCCTAGAGGCCTGTCTCCATGGGTCATTGATAATAAGCTCAAGCCCTGCCTCTTTAGGAATGACTTTAATATCTAATATCTTGGCGAGCTTAATGACTTTAGGGCTCAATATTGGGGTTACCGATATGCTTACAGTAAATGCTTTCTCCCTATTATTTAGTAGTTGAGTTGTTTCTGCGGCAGTTACTGTATTCATCATTACGCCCTATAGTTGAACCGCATCTATTTGAGCTTGCAAATTAGACAGCATCTGCCCTTTCAGATCTTCTATCTTCAGCGAGACCTCTTCCATTTCTTGCAACAATAAGCCCGTCTCAGCTTGTACTTTTGCATTACTGTACTTCTGACTATCGATGAGCACTTCTTCTTTACTAGCAAGCGCTTGCAGCCTACGAGCTTCACCTTCTAGCTTACCTACCTTCGCCTGCATCTCTCTCATGGCAAGCTCCAGTTTTGCTGCTTCCTGCTGTTGTTGCTGCGCTGCAGCCTGTTGCTCCTCTGGCGTCATATCTTCTGGATCTTTCGGCACACCAAATACCTTACGGATACGCTCCATAAACTCGGCTTTGTTTGGAACATCAGAGAGGTCAAGAACCAAATCCATAACTGCCGCTTGAGCCTGTGGTGGAAGCTGAGCCATTAATTGCGTCATTCTTTCAGCAAGCTGGGACTTGTAGGCGGCAGTTTGCTGAATCGGCGCAAGGGCGATATGCGTTCGCATATTGGTGATATCATTGGATACTCCTTCTTCTGACTCACCATTTATCATGACTGTTTTCTTGCGAGATTTGTCTTCTCTGTTAATAACAACCTGATGGTTACGAGCACCTTTTAAATCTTGCATGATATAAGCGAGCAAAAGCTCAGCCAGTAATTGCGCGCCGTAACTGTAGTTATCATTAATTTCAGCCAACGTTGTTGCACCTTGTTCAACCAGGTTAGCTATTGCTATACCTGAGCTGGCATTCGATTCTTGCCCCAAAAAGGCGCCATACACACCCATCGTATCTTGGATGAGCTTCATTGATTCCTGCATGACTGAAAATTGTTGGGAAGCAATATTAAAATCTTGCTGAACCTGAAAGACTTCACTGATGGTGTTTTTATTTCGTCTATCTGGATTTAACTCAATCAGTCCGTCAGGGCGTTCAACTTCATCAACCACTTGCTGACGCGACATATTGGTTGCGTCTTTATCCATGATGATGCGCTTAGCTTGAAGTAACCAAGTAAGCTTTATGCGGCGAAAGTTCACCTCGTTTTGAGCAGGTATGGCGCGAGCTATCAAGCCATAAGGTGCACCATTACTGTCCTTTCGATATCCCCAGAATGGCACTATCGGGTAGCGGCCATCCGGTGCATCACAGAGCTTACTACCTAAAAAGAATGGGCCTGCATACCAGTTTTCAATAACACGAGAAAGCTGAGCATACTCAAGCACGGCTTTTCCTGATGCAATAGCGGCAAGGTGGATGGGGTTGTTTTCGTTATATTCGACAATACGGCCATTAGATAACTTGATGGCCAACTTCCTTTCGACAGTTCGATAGTAAACAATTTGCAAGCGAACACGATCCCTAAGTGGCGCCATCCACTCACTCTCTTCACGAGTCCATGACTGACCTTCATCATAAGCGGCGATAAGGTTCGGGGTCAGTCCTTCAATATTGTCAACATTAACGAACATATCCCAGTTTGATATCGCCTGAATAATGACATCTTTCTTATGAGGAAACATGTTAATAAGCACATCAACATCACACCAGCGCTTACGCATTACCCACCGAGCATCAGACCAGTCTTGCTCTTGACTAAACCAGTCCCAGTACACTTCATCACGGTGGATAAATCGAATTTTATACTTAGGGCCAAACAGATTAGGGTTTCGGTACACTTCCACAAATCCAACGCCTGTCTTGATCATGCTTGCGTAAGCATCGGAGCGTGCCTTATCAAACCGTCCGAGACGGCACGCATCGGCAAACTCGGCATTGATAGCTTCGGCTATCAGCTCATATTCATCATCAGGATCGTCTGCCATCACCAACAAATCCACCCGCGTCTTTGCTTCCATACCCAAAACGCCATCAATCGTTGGCGCAATTAAGTTATGTACGGTTTCAGGCTGCCCTCTCTCTTTCAGCTTTTTCTTTACTTCTGTAGGTAGTTGGTCGTTGTCATAGTAAGCGCACGCCAAATTTGCCACCGTTCGCCAATCGGGTTGAGCGTCAATATCTGACATAATCATGAGTATCTTTGATTGTTCGAGTTTGGTTGACTGGTTCATGATTAGTGGCCCATCCAATGTTGATTTGGTTTTCGGTTAAGGGGTTTTGCTTTAATGGTCTTAGGCATACGAACTCGCATTTCCTGGGCAATGGCATAACTCATTACCTGATCATCATAACAACCGGTTTGCGCCCCCATACGCCCTTTACTGTCATACACAAAGGTATTCATTTCACCCACCGTGCCAACCCATCGGATCCCTGATACTTCATTTCGTATGAGATCTTTAAGCCCTTCGATAAGAATAGGTTTAGATTGAGCCGTCGTTAGCCAACCAAGACGCGCCGTTTCATCGTCATCATCTCGGTCAATGTATTGCTCTTGATAGATCCGAGAAACGGGATAGATTTTCTTAAACTCAAGAATAAAGGCGTGGCCATGGTTGTTACGCTCAGGCCCCACATAAGCTTTGTTGTACATAAGGCCAATATGCTTAGTTAAGTGGGCAAGCAATCCAACATCAAGATACCCAAACCAGTGAGCGACCTGCTCACCAGTATCTTTACGCACAACATCAATAGAGCTTCTATCGTTACCATCAAGACCTTCTGCAATATCGACACCGATAGCATAGTCACTCTCTTCTTCTGGTAACTCCCAGACAAGTAACATGTTAAGAAGCTTACGCTTCATATCATCGCTACTTTGGTCTCGCATTGCTTGCGCCTTGGTTTTCTTACCTGTGGTTGGGTCAATATCATAGATAATGCGAGGTTTCGTGCATTGGCCTTCTGCAACCATGCACTTGATTGAGTTAAACACACGACGACCAGAAGTTAAGAACGCCTCAAGCGGTGTGCTTGGGTATTCTTGTTTCATTTCATCGCCTTGTTCGTGCTCTTTGTTGACGTACCACTGCTTTTGCTCATCACTCAGCGCCACACCAGTTGCTTTCTCTACGGCCGCAAAGTATTCCTGCTGAGCTTTTGATAACACCAATCCCGATGGTGGTAGTGGTGTTGCGTATTTAGGGTCTTGAAACCATGCGTAGAAATGAAACTTATAATCCATTTTCGATGGTTCTTGGCCTGTTTTAATAAGATCAACAGCACTCATGCACATGGCGTGATAGTCACCACCCACACCTTCAGCAGTACTTTCAATAAATACAATACCTTCTTGAGGCACCGCGTTAAGTGTACCGGATTTCACTTCTTTGGCTTTTTGTGGGTATCTAGCGCAAATCTTGCCGTGTTCGCTCACATGGAGCACCTGGACCGTCCCTGATCGGAACGAAGTGGCAACTTGAATCGATGAGCCATTTTCAAAAAGGATCTTACCCTCGGTCGAACCTGCTCTTTTAGATTTGATAGGAAACTCGTCCTTGAGCCAGCTAGGTAAGCTATCAAGTGGCACCTCTACTTTGGTTCGAAATATCTCACCTGATGCTTTCTGATCTTGAGCAATGATGCCACACTTAATATTCTCGCCCCACAATGCAATATCGAGAATGAAGATATCAATGGATGTTGAAAAGCCGAGCTGTCTTGCCTTGAGGATGATGTTTTTAAATCCCATCAGCTTAAACAACAGCATTTGAGCTGGACGCATCCTAAAGGTCACTAGCTCTGCTTTTTCATTCTCGATGCGATAGAGATTGTTAAGTCGCCACCATCGGTTAGTACAGTTAGCAACGAAGAGAGCTTTTTGCTCTTCTTCATCCAAAGAGTAGAAATCAGTTTCAAGATCAAGCTTTGGTATATCAATCTCTGACAGGGGCACTAAATCATTTTTGATAGCCTGCAGCGTAGATATCATTCCACCGAACTTGCTGTAAATTTGGATGCCATCCTCACTCAGCGCTTTGATTTCAAGCTCTAGCTTTTCATTCTTTCTATCAAAATTATCACACTGCTTGGCCGTTAACCTATCAAGCCTATCTCGCGTCTCGATGCGAGATAGCATATTGGTTACGCGCAATTGCTTTGCCGATATTTTGCCAGTGAGGGTAAATATCTTATCTTGTAGCGCGCTAACGGCTTCATCACCTACCTCTGTAGGCGGGATATTTAATGATTTAGCCAGATCTAAGTCTTCATGATGCGAGATAAGGCTTTCACGCATATTGGCAAGCTCTATCTTCTCAAGTGCAATGACATCATCATGCTGCATTGCCATACCAGCGGCTATTTGTTCAGGAGTCGCCATGATCCGAATGGAGTGCCCGCCATGCTTTAGACTGTATAGGTTGCCCACCCTGAACTGATTCTTAGGGCTTGGGTTGCCTTTGGTTTTTCGTTTTGAGGTGCTGGTACTTGCTTTAGGTTTGCTTTTTACCTCTTTTGCAAGTGCCACTGCACTTTTTCCTGCATCCCCTGCTTTAATCATTCTTCGGCAAGTATTGTAGTTAAGCCCCTTATCTTCCGCGAACTGTCTAAGGCTTAGTGCTGACTGTCTAAACTCTTGTCGAAGAGAGTCCCAATCAGTTTTTGCCATGCTCTCTTTCCCACTGGAGATAATCAGAAATATACTGAGAGCAGGTTTGCAGTGCCGCTTTTAGCTTTAGCGTATCGATAACAAGCTCTTTTGGTGTTTCTGCCGTAATGGCGGGTTTATCACATTCCCTTATGAGACCAACTGGCGGATAAACATAAATCATTTCTGTTTTTACAACGCTCTTAGTAGGACTGCTGCAAGCGCTTAATGACAAGATCAGGAAAAGGGACTGCCATACATTTTTTATTGTTAAGTTCATTTTTCATGGCCTTAATATCATCTTCAAGCAAACGCTTTTGGGACTGATTATCTGCATCCCTCTTAGCCATTAACTTTGCAAAAGAACTCCTCTCTTTAAGCAGGGTGTCTATCTGTATTTGGTTGTTGTTATTAACAGATTGCAGTGTAGCCAGTTGTTGGTTTACTTCCGCCACTTCCTGTTTTGCAGCCTCAAAAGAGGCCTTTAGATTCACAACTTTAAAGTGATACGCCACTGATATGACAAGGAATAGGGCAACAATGCCAAGCCCTGCTTTACTGAGTAGCATGACTTAGCTCCTTTAATATCTCGTTATCAAGTGGGATAGCCTTTAGCTTTATCATTGCCTGCTCTACTGATAGCTCTCCTCTGCAAAGATCTTGCTCAATCAATCGCCTTGTATAAACGCCATAGCAATTGTTAGAACGAATAGAACAATCTCGCTTTGCGGCATAACGCCATCGAGGAAACTCGCCACAGGCCGCGTCATAGTCTCCGTTTTTTAGGTAACGATACAAAGCTGAGCGTCGTAGGTTGCCAACACCGACATTGTAAGCAAAGTCCAAAGTGGCAATATGGACACCAAGCGGCAATTGCTGTGGGATCTCCTCAAGGGGAATATTGTGCTTATTGAGGGAGTTTGCGAGCATTGCCTTGCATTGTTCATCCGTGAAGCTATCTCCTTTTTTGATCCCAAGCGTTTCACCAAAACACGCGGTCCAAACACCACCAATATCCTGGTAAGCAACCGTTCGGTAGCCTTCAAACGTCCCCGTAATAGCAATTGCAACCACAAGAGAGAGCTTAGTTAGTTTATTCGCACTCATGCAGCACTCTTTCTTGCCTTCCTTGCCTCGACCGCACGCCAAATAGTCACGCTAATACCAACAATTGTTAGGACAATACCGATTACAGTTGACCAGTCCGAGCCATACATAGTGAATTCACCATGCATGATTTGGGTCATGGTTGAATTCAGCATGGATTGAGGGTGCTCTAATGATGTGCGTAGGCTGTACCCGATAATTGGCAACGAACCTACGGCTCCTACCGCATCGGTTTTATGTATCATGCTATTCTCCGGATACAAAAAAGCCCCGCATAAGCGAGGCCACAGAATTGGGATGAAAAAAAACCTCGGGATAGGCTACCGAGGTTTTGATCTTCCAGTAATCTTGCGATTACCAGAACTAAAGAAAGATATCATGCGACAAATAGAGACTACTTCGCATAATGGGAAAGGTTACCCTAGAACAACACGCATATCAACACCCCCTCCGCATCGCGCCACCTGCTTCGCAGCCACTCACCTTTTCAACTTCCACCCCATGCCACCCCATGCTTTCGGTCATGCTTCTGCTCTTGCCTTTCGCTCTTTGCTCTTCTGTCTTTCCATTCCCCTCACAACCAATTCCCCTCATTTTCTGGGTATTATCTGTTGCAAAATTACAGGGTGATTTTCAGGGCGAAAGTTGGTGAGTGGATTTCCGATCTCGTTTTTTGCTGCTTTTTTAACCAATAGTTTTGCTATTTATTGATTTTAAATAATTTAAAAAAGTGATCATTTTACCTTTTTTGCAAAATGATCACTTTTTTTGAATGCCTGTTTTTCTAAGTGTTTTAGGCCGACTTGTAAGTTCCAAACCTAATATTACATAGGATATTTCGTAATTATAATTAATCTATCTTCGTAGAATTTAATTAAGTTAAGTAACACTTCCAATGGGAATTAAAACGACAGTTATTTATATAATTCATGGCCATTTGCCCAAGAATGCGTAACGTTAAATCTAAGAAAACACGGAATTGGGGCTATCTAAAATCGCCAAAAACATCTTCCTTTGTGAAAGACATTCAAATTTCGCTCTAGCCCTTGCTGATATTGACTTAGCACCGTCTGAGCATTTCACGCCCGTGGCGTAATTGTGGCGTTTTGAATGATTTTTCATAAGCTCAGTTTTTAAGATAAGGAGCCATTTTTCATCAAAAAAAAGTTCACAGAATTTTTTTTAAACCTTACTACCATAGCAACGCTCTAAATTTATAACCAAGCCCTCATTTTTAGCCACACATTCATACAATGCCTAGTAAATATGGTATTAATTCCCACAAACAATAACGGCATAAAAAGAATGCATATGGAACATGAAAAAACACCGTGCCCGTCCCCAACTTGTCCGATTTGTATCAGAACAAAAATAGAGGCAAAAAAGTTGACACTTAAAGAACGGATTCAGAAACAAAGAGAGAACAACTACAATGCTAGTGATCGAGCGTGGGAGCATGTTAAGCAAAGAGTGGCGAATGGTAACTTCGAGCAGGTTCCAGTCGTTAATATGTCAGTAAATAGAAAACAAAGCATATTATATGATGCGAAGGCTATATTTGAGATCCAAGATAACCCACAAGCAGATGCAAAAGCTCCTTTAATCGAATTTGACTTCTTTGATGAGGTCGATATTAATGTAGACGTAATTGACTCAGTTAGTAGAGAGGTTGGCATTGATGCAAGCTTACTTAAGGCCATTATTTACATGGAATCTACACATGGTTGGTACGATAGAGCGAACCTTTATTTAGCTAATGCTCTTAAAGGCGTTGGAGTTATCTTTGTTCCAATATCACTACCGACAACGATATCAATGTTCATCATTTCTGATTTTATCCCTAATTCTAAATCATACAGACCGATGAATTTATTCTATAAAGAATGGGCTTTACTTTGCGAAGCATATGGTATTAGCGAATCTGATTTACTAGATGATCCTTATAAAAATATTAAGCTTGGTGCTATCTTGTTGAAGCGAATAAAAGATCGCATTAAAAATCCTTCAGTTGAAAAAATTGCATCAATATATAACTTTATGGGTGCTGAAAAAGTAACTGATTATGGAGCCAGAGTAGGTGTAATTTACAGGGAACGATTATGGGAGGAAAATGACATATCAAAATATATTGATGTAAGAGGTGGATATGAATAAATTTTTTTTACTAGCAAGTACTATTTTGTTATCCATGCTTGCAGGTTATCTGTCTTATAAAGCAGCCATTTCTCTTTGCGATCCTGATTATAGTCATTGGATAGATGGTGAATGCCAAGCTATGCCATCCATGCTTAGCCTAATAACAATTACAATGACATTAGCAAGCCCTATTGCATTAATGTTGTCAGTAGTTGCATTTTTCATTTTAAAAACTGTAAAAAGATATTTAGCATCCAATTAGCTATCCTTGATCAATAAATTCGTAAGTCATGGAAGTCAAGAGAAACGATATGGCAACAATGATAAAAAATTAATGTGATAAGTTATTTTAAAATCATAACATGACATAAGTAATATAAACTATTAATGAGGTTATAAAATGAATCATTACAAAGAAACAAAGAAAAAATCTTATCTATATAGATTGCTCGGTTTCCTTTTAGGCACTATATCTTTAATATCAATAACTATCTCAGCATTGAAATTTATGTACAGTGTATATGATACTAATACTCAATTTGGAGCTGCTCTTACGGCAAAGATTCAACCTATAATTTATTCTATTTATGAAAATACACAATTTTTAAGTTTCTTCTGGAATTACTCTCCTGTTCCAAATCATTTACATATACTAACTGATAATAACTTTTATTTTCTTTTAACCATTATCACGTTTTTCATTTCTATATATTTAAAATCAAAAGGAAAAGAGCTAGCCATTCGCCTTAAGAAAATTGACATAGAAATAGAAAATGAAGCTATAAAAAATTCAAGAATAAGATAAATATTCAAAACTACATAGGTAATAAGATAGTGATGCGGATAAATTCCAAAATATACGAAATTTCCTACCAAATGAAGCTCAGGGGTGAGAATTTAGAACAACCAGCAAAATTGGAGCAAATTACATCTTTTTGTAAATCTGTTTTTGATAATTTTAAAATAGCAGTACCCAATGATTATCTTGCCTTTTTAGCTTTAACTAATGGATTAGAATTTAATGGATTAATTATATATGGAACCGAAAACTCTCAGGATCCAAATGCTTCGCCACTAGACTTAATAGCCATAAACCTCGCAACCAATACGCTAGGTAATGTAATTATTCTTGGCGAAACAAGCACTGAACTCATAACTTTCGATGCAGTATCACTAGAATACCAACTAAGAGATCGAATAGGATTAGATCGAATTGAGCCTTATTCACACTTTGAACAGGTTTTTTCTCATATAATAAATCGCGTACTATAACTAATTGCGATTTTGCCTCATGCTCAATATTCGGCTTTAAACAGGTCGAATATTAATTATTAAGAAAGTAACTTATTATGATAAAAAATAAAAAAATCAAATCATACTCCGGATATAATTTGATTAATTCAAATCTAGTTAATTTATTCAATATTAATCCTACTGATTCAGATAATACTAATTATGGAAAGTTTGTCTCAATATTTTCAATTTTGCTTTGCGTGTCATTTTGGCTTGTTATTTTTACTTTCATTATAAATATCATTTGGGGGGATGTTGAAATCAGAAATGGTGAAAATGTCACACTATTGGGACCTTTTGGAGACTTTTTTGCAGGTGTAATTAACCCAATATTCACATTTTTCACTTTTTTTGGTTTAATATTAACCATCTTACTTCAAAGAATAGAATTAACTGCAACTTTAGATGAACTAAAACAAGCTACAAAAGCCCATCAAGCTCAAGTAGCAGCTAGTAGCAAACAAAATGATTTAACATATAGACAACAGTTCGAATCTACTTTTTTCTCAATGCTCTCAGAACACAATGTTTTATTGGACAAACTAAAACACAATGATGCACGATTATTCCCTTCGTATTCAAATAACCCTACATTTTATACACATATAAGTGAAATCAGATCTATTTCCTCAGAAAGACCCGCAAACCTAGAATCACAATATAAGCCTACATTTTTAACCCAAATGGTCTATCTATTATCTGAACCACCAACAATTAAAATGTCGCTGATTCGTTTAGAAAAATACAACTCTTATTTTAGCTCGTACTTTATTTTTTTATATCAAATACTTAAATATATTGATGAAAGCTACGATGATAAAAAAATAGCAAAAAGATATACGAACTTGTTACGTAGCTTAATTCCAGACCAAATATTAAAAATTCTTTTAATTAATTGTTCTCATCGATATTATGAATATAAAGAATTACTAACTAAATTTGAGTTTTTCGAACACTTAAGATTTAAATTAGGTACAAAATACCCAATTTCGTACTTAGATGCAATTAACCATTATGATATAAAAGCCTTTGGTCAAAACGAAAGTTTATCAAATTTTATTGAATCATGTGGCGAAGCAGATAAACCATTAGAGCAGCTCATACATGATTTTGCCTTCAGGTCTACTTCCACTAAATATCAAGCTCGCAACAATACAATGAGTTAAATTTCACGACGTAGCTGTATTGAGCTTAATCATTAAACTAATATTGCACGACTATTTCTCATTCACAATTTATAGATATGATTATGCCATAAACTCAAAGCATTCAGTTTTTGCCCCTCAGCTTGTGTGTGGATATACGCCTCATCCAATTTTGTCATGGCATGATTTAACAATCGCTCTGCTACCCAATAGTCCACACCAAGCTGTATCCACATCGTTCTTGCGAGTTTTCTCAAATCATGAGATTGCCATAAACCACCACTCACTTCGCGGATCACTTGGTTGGCTTGATTTTCATTTAAGCATGTCGCCCTAACCTCACCTGGAAATAAATAAACACCTCGATAACCTTTCGATAATTGCAACTCACGATGCTCATGAAGCCATTGAATCGCGTTAGGTGTTAGCATAATCACATGCTCAGGGCATTTCCCCTTTGTTAGAAACTCAGGTATTACCAAACGCTTAGACTGCCAATCAATATAAGACCACCGTAATTGTCTCGTCTCTCCTATTCGAGTTCCATGCATGAGCATAAACCCTGGTAAACGACCAGATATTGTTTTTTGCTCGAGTAAATGACTCCAGAGAGACTCAAGGTGTTGAGGCAGTAAAGCACTGGGTTTACCTTTAATCTTACAATCAAAAAAGTCGGTAAAGACAACGTCTGACAAAGGATTATGCGTCAATCTCTCTTGCTTAAATGCCACTTTAAATGCACGCTTTAATAATACAAAATGCTGTCTTACCGTAGATACCACCATCTTACCTTGAAGCGGCCATATCAGCTCATCTTCAATAAATGATGGTGATACCTCACTGATTTTCTCACCGCCAAGCAAAGGAATTAAATGCTTAGTGATACTGCTTTTTATATTGCGCTTCCTCTTTATACTCAAAGATCTATCGATGCTAGAGCGTTCTAAATACCAGTGCAGTAACTCTCCAATATAGACCCATTCATTCAATAAAGAAGGACGGTTAGTGGCCACACTCAGCAATAACTCTTCTTTTGCTTTTAATATGCGTTCAGCACTTAATGACGGCCATGTACCGATTTTATGTCGTTGACGCGAAGATGCTTTGTACATGACCAAATACCAGGTCGCAGACAAACGCTTTTTGTGCGGCCTTAGAATAAACGAGGAGCCAATGCCAACAAGCTCACTAACATCATCATTTAATAACGCTTTACGAATGGCAGAATCTGTTAACTTAATACTTAAATGACTCATTCTTTAATATTGCGTTATCTAATTGACTGAAGATATCTAAGGTATATAACGCCTCATGTCTTGCATCATGCAAAGCGTGGTGCTTTATCCCATTAAAGTCACCATACTTTGGATCGATACCAAGCAGTAGCCGCCCCATGAGTACAACGGTTCGAATGGACTGATTACCCCCGTGATGCCATGGCGCCTTAAGTCCTGCTCTATCATACGCATTAGCTAAAATAACATTGTCAAATTCAGGGCCATTACCAAAAAGCTGAATCTTCTTCTCATCAAAAACTTCACTTAGAAACTTACCAAACATCTGTAGAGCAATAGGCAGTCGGACCCGATTCAGATTAGGGTCATATAATTCGTTATAAGCCATAGGATAAAGCGCTTGTTGAACATGCCACCATTTTACGGCGTGAGATTCAATATCTCGACCTGGCTGATTATCAAGGTCAATACGAGCATAAAAATTCGATACTTCTTTGCGCTCTAGTAAATCAATGACCACACAACCGATTGAACCGATAACAGCATTAGGCTTTCGTGACAGCGTTTCTAAATCGACCACCGCAACTAAGGATGAAAGCCCCAACGCTTCCAATTTATTTTTATCAATCACACTCTCGTTCCTTTATCTTTTGTTCTTTAATCGCTTTAGCAGCAAGAAACACTTTAAAATCTAAGCCACGAACACTCTCATCAATAAAGAGGGCAACATGACTTAACTCTGACGAGCTCACCGTTATTCCCTGATTTTTTATGTAACGGCGCAATATTTTTTGCTCATAGCCTATTCGTCCATTACCGGCACAAGATGGGCATTGATATAACCCAGCGCTGATCCGGCCAACTCCTGAGCATCGAGGGCACTTATTGGTTTTCTCAACACGCTTACTGATAGAGGCTTCTGTATTGGATTTCAATGTTTGTAATTGCTTAGTAAGCAACGTGATAGTATCCACATCTTCCATCGACTCAGCTTTTTTAAGTCGCTTTGTGAGTAGTTTACGTTGATACTTATAATGGTTACTTAGCGCACCATAAGCTCGATACAGTGACATAACATGGCTTTTATGACTGGGTGGGACAACCTCACAAAAGAGCGATAGAGCTTCGCTAATAGCGATACACTTCAATGGCCCTGCCAATGAAGAAGAGCTCGCTAGCAACTCGTTCGCTATCCGAATAGCCGCTTGTAAATCATCAAGGTACTTTGCTTTTATTGCATCATAACCTACTCTATGTTCTTTATTATTTAATGCTACAGATAAAGAGGCAATCAATACGTCTTTTGAAATTGGCTTACTCTTATTTTTCTTATTAGATGTATTGCATAATCGCTGTGATTTAGCACTATGCAGCGAAACAATCATTTCAATTGCATTCATCACACAATCCCAATTAAGTCATTAACCAAATTATTGTCTCATACTTTTTATTTGGTTTATTAAATTTATTAAACTCATTCCTTTTGCTATAAAAATAACGACATATTAATTGTGGTTTAATTACCTTAATATAATTGTTGTTTATTTACTGATGAGTTTTTGTTTTTGTAAATATAATAAGCGATCAAATGGCGGGCTATTTTGAGTTCTCTTAATTACCCCTTCCAATGTATTTATATATGCGAGCTCATCATTAGTTGAATTTTCTGTCTCTTGTTCAACCGTGATGTCTAATGCTCCCTCTTTTTCTATCACATTAACAATCAGTCTCGGCATAATTACATCCATTGTAATTGACAGGGATCATATCCTCTTCATTGACCACACCACCTTGAGTCACATTCACTTTAAACAACCAATTTGTTGCAAACTCTCGCACCTCGTCACTTGGCCTCAAACCACCCTTAGGCGCTGCACACAGATTAACCTGCTCTGTCATTGGATTGTAATTAATTAATCCACCTCGCCCACTCTTATGAAGATAAAGCAGGGAGCGCCCAGAGAATCGATCTCCGTTCTCATCTTCCATAGTGGTCTCTTGTGGCCAAATGATTAAGTTGTGATCCCCATTGTGATACAAACCGCTTCCGGTATTGTGTAACAACTCTGTTTTCAGCTCACTAATTCTTGCAAATGCCCCTTGCAGCTGAGCACCCTTTTCCTGTAGGTCTTTACGATATTTCTTTGCTTCTTTTTCAAGCCGAGCGATCTTATTTTTTGACTCAACCGCTTTCTCTGCTTGGCGCTGAATGCGTTGCTTCATTTTCTCGGGATTGTCTTTTTTAAGCTCTTTGATTGTTTGCTGTAGTTGCTTAATCTGAGCTTTAGCCAAATCAAGCTCTTGTTTTTGCCCTACCGCTCGATGAGCTAACTCTTCAGCACCCTTTGCTATTTTACCAAGCGTTTCATTTTCTTGATTGAGATAATCAATATCCGCTTGATGGGAAACACATTGACGTTTGTATCCTTCGACTTGTTGTTCTAATTGCGTATTTTGGGCAACAAGTTCATCCCACATAACATTTTGCTTGTTATAGGAATGGATAAACGCTTCCAGTAATTGATCACTGCTATATTGAAGCAGAGCCTCATTATTGGATAATCTTTTTAGCTCTTCATCTTGATTCACACTCAATACCCCCAAGTCGACTTTGAAGCTCACTCATAAGTTGAATGTTAGTGGCTTTCTTCAATGGAATGTATTCAACTAACAATTCTTGAGAATGAGCAAAAAAAGTATTAATAGGAACATTAAAAATGAGGCTTAACTTTAGTAACACGGAATACCTTGGTTCGGTTTTTCCTCGCTCAAGATCTAAATATGTTTGTCTTGCAACGCCGAGTTTTTTAGCCATATCGACTTGAGAAATTTCGCTTTGTAAACGCAATGCCTTTAAGCACGACGAGAAAGACTGGGATTTATCGACAGAAGATGCCATGTTGATCTCCATTAATGATTAAGTAACGGTTATTGATTTTTAGATAACACCTTAGAGCAGTACTCTGCTCTTGATTCTGATCAGCATCGATACAATGCTGACGTTGCAAGCTCGTTCGCTTTAAGCCACAGCCGCTTTGCATCAGAAAGAAATGTAGCCCACACACCTTCACCATTAGTGAGTGGCCCACCTAAGCGGGTAATATTTACTTTTATGAGCTTTTCAGTTGGTTGTGTCATGCCCTCTCCTTGGTTTCAGCTCTTGTTTCCGCCATTTAATTCGACCTAATGTTCTAAATTCATAACAAACTTGAATAAATCTATCATTGAAATTACGAATACTTTTTATATGTGAATAGCCCTTCCATATAACTAACTCTTCTAATTTATTAATATTTCCTCCAAACACACTGAAGGAATTTTTTGACTAATATCATATAGAGTTAATGTTTTTATATTATGATAGACAGACCTATAGATCTCCTGTTCAATTTTATTAAGGGTTTTATTATTGAATGAGTTTAACACCTGAATTATTGCTATTTTCTTCGCATCTTTATTTAAGGTATATCCTCCTCCAGGTCCTCGACTTGATTTTATATATCCGTCCCTTTTCAATACCGACAAAATTTGCTCTATATACGAGACACTAGAGCTCGTACTAATCGCTAACTCTCGGCTTGTTATTTTTTTATTAATACTAATATGAATTAATATATTAATCGCAATAAATTGCGGCCCTGTCATAAATAAGCACCTTTATTATCTGTTTATAGATCTGGCAAGCACTGAAAATAAATAAAAAGTGTTTGTTTTTATTATGTTTATTTTACCATACAGAACAAAAAACACCCAGAAAATCCGTAATTTTTCTGGGCATTAGTTGTTTAGATGCAAGAGCAATTTATTTATAAATACGTTATTTATAACGGCAACCTTTTATTGATTAATGAAAGAAATCCTCAATTACCGACTGTACTTTTTCAATATCATTCGAATTTAATTTTCCAAGCGTTTTTCTTATTCTGCGCTTATCAATAACGCGCATTTGATCAATGGCGAGTTCACTTTTCGTTTTTGGACCTGTAACCAGCGGTCTAAATGGCCAACCTCGATGCACTGATGTCATTGGAGCGATAATAACTGTGCCAAGAACGTTGTTTAAATCAGTCGGAGAGACAACAACACACGGTCGTGTTTTATTGTATTCAGATCCAATCGTTGGGTCTAAATCAACCAATACAACACTAAATTTATCTACCATGCTTCACCGCCATCCCATTCATCCATTGATTCATCTTGGAAACGGCCAAACTCTTGTTCCATCATGTCCGCTTCTTCTTGTGCGCTTTGCGCACAAACACTCTCAGCCCACCCATCACGAGGTGTTTTTACTTTTTCAAAAACAACAGAGTCTTGATTTACACTCATATCAAGCTCATCTCCAACATCAATTTTTAAGTCACGAAGAACATTCGGTGGGATCCGAAGAACGGCAGAATTGCCACTTTTCCTAACTTGTACTCTCATAATAACCTCTCACTTAACCTCATATAACATGTATTACATTGTAATACATGCAGTATGGAGCGCAACCTTTCTTTGCATGGCCACCGCGAAGCGGTAATAAACCTCACTATACTTATCACGAGCTCGATCATGACTGTCGAATGACAAAAGAAAGAATCCACAACGGATAACTGTCGGGGTCCACAAAGAGTCATTGATGGCATTAATGCTTTTGCGTCAAAGAATGGGGCCCGTTAAATTTCCGCTTAAGTGTTAGGTCCATCTAAGCTTTAGTGACACTGTGACAAATCACCATCACAGAAGGTTATTGGAAATTTAATGGGATGTACTTTTAAAAGATCTCACTCTTATCCTCAGTATCCACAGTTTGGCACTACTATAGTAATAAGAATTCATTGTATGAATTCTATGTATCATAGTTATGCCCCGGAACACCCTGTTGCTTGCAGGAACGCTATTCTTCTTGTATGCAGAAAAAGTGGATAACTCTTTTTTGAGGTTCACTCATCAACGATCATGATCATGTGATCATTTAAAGTTATCCACATTAATGATCATTTGGTTAAAAGTGATCGCTTTTGGCATTAGATTAGATCAAATAATAATCACAACGAAAAAGCCCTCACAGACCATCTGTAAGGGCTTTATAAATGAGGCGGTAATATGGGCTACGGTTATATTAATTATCGCTATCTGGTCGCTTGACGCGCTCATGGCAAGCTTTAATAAAGCCATTCACCTGTAGAGCAATTTCACTAGGAGTTAGAGATGAAAGACCACCTTGACGCTCAAGACGATCATGAGCAATACGCACTTTCTCGGAGCGAGTTGCTGCGGAAGTAATTTTCTTGGCAATAGAGCTGTCTGAAATAGCTTTAGCTCGTTTTGCAATTGTGTTTTCCCATACGTCATTACGTAGAGTCAAAAGGCGCTGATAAAGCCCCTTTCCTGACTTCTGGGTCTCTTCTTTATCTTTACTGATAAATGCCTGGATGAGTTTATTGCCCGCAGTTGGCCCTGCAAGAAGTGCAAAGGCATCTTCAACATAGTAAATGTTGTTAAATGGAATTCCTTTCTTGTCACAAACGATACCTGCCTTTGGATCTCTTGGGTCGTTGTTACCAATAAAGGCGTGGCGTAAAAGTCCAGCTTTAACCATATCGGTTAGCATACGAGATACTGTTGACTGATCTACACCTAGGCGCGCTGCAATTTGCTTTTGCGTAGTGCCACTGTTAGAAAATGATCTTGTTCGAGTGTCGGTATTTACGACAATAAGTTTACACAGCTCATCAAACAGATTTCTTCTGCTTGAACGACTAAACATATCTAAGCTAATTTTCTTTAGATATGCCAAGAAGCCCGCATTAGAACGAGCCCCTTCTTTACGAAACACATTGTACACATCAGATAGACCAGAAGGTAAGCGGGCTTTTTTGCCCTGCTTAACTTTTGTACTTGCCCAGCCTGCATATTTTGCAAGCTCAAGGCTAAGTGGATCTGGTGTTAATGCGGCAACTATCACTGCTACTCAACCTTTGGGTTAATGTTTACATACGGTTGGTTAACATTTACACCCAACTGGCGCATTCGCTCCTCGTCCGCGCGTGCTATTAAGCCCTTAGAAGGGAAAGGTGCCACTAAACACACCTCGTCAGAAAGGCCTGTAAATGGACGCTTAGTTTCATCGCTCTTAAATCCAGCCTTGACTGCTACGTTATATAATTCCAGAGTAAGAACCGAATCCAGTATTGTTGTTTGCATCGAGTCGCCATGCTGAATATTCGCCATTAGGATTAACGAATCGGGCTCAATTTCTGGATTGAATGGGAATGAAATTTTAGTCAGTGGTACGGAAAGAAGGTAGCGACCACTCTGCTCATCACGAAGTTTAAGTGTGTGAGTGTTATCCGTCTCGAACGCATTTAAGCTAAGTAGCTCAATTCTCATTTGGCACTCTCCATAGGTGAATTAACTTGAGAGTTTGCAGGGTTTAGCTCAGGTGCTTGATATGAGATCATAGGAACAAAACTATTTTGACCGCCAATAGTGGCAAAGAACTCAGTTGCCATATCATGCGTTAGTGTAGCAACTCGCTCATCTTGGTGATCATGCAGCACAGCCAAAAGAATGTTGTCACAAATAAGACCTAAGCTTTCGTTTCGTAGCGCAAAGGAACAAGCACAAAAAGGTACATTTAAGGTGCCGATATCGATAATCCCTTCGCTTAAATCTTTTCTATTGATATCGGTATAGCCACTTACCACTAACCGATAACGGTTTTCGCCAATACAACCAAGCACTCGAAGGTTTACAGTATTTATTTCAGCCATAATTTGTGTCCGTATAATTATGTGTTTTATTAATTGCAGTTAGAATGGCAATCCTTCATCGAAATGAATGAGTTTTCGCCAGTTATATTTATCCAGCAAAGGATCTTCGAGATCTCTTATCAACAGCGATATTGCGGCGCATCCATAAACACGCTTTAACACATCGATAGACATACCTTTGCATTGGTTATGCAACTTACAAATCTCTGAACTTACAACAACGCTTGTTCGTGGAGATCGAGAAAGTCGCTTAATTCGATATACCGCTTTAAATAATTCTTTTTCCGTCATTACAACCTCAAAAAAAATCGCCATCCATGGCGCCCAAATATTACTTGTTGGCACTGCAAACCTGACAGATCCATTTGTATATGGGTGTTGTGCTAGGAAATTTATCGCTTATGTCGAACTACAGCGGCATAGGTGATAAACCACCTTCTAACTGCTGTGCTTGTAATTGAATTAAGCGGGCTAATTCACCCTCCCCCATGTCATAGGCAATATCAGCTAAGGAATTAAGTTGACTTGCTGCACGCTCTTGTAATCGAGAAGTACAAAACTCTACTGTATGAAGTGGCGTTTCATTCTCTGCATAACATCTAGTTGTAAATTGATAATGGTTGATAACGCTATTTACTAAATCATGTAGAGATAGAACTGTTTTTTGGCTCATGGTTATACATCTTCTTAAATCTATTGCTTTTATAGCGAATACATATCATTAGGAACACGCACATCCCAATCAGCAGCTTCCATAGAGGTAAGAAACATCTTGGCACGGTTAACATAACGCTTGCCGCCTTTTACCTTCTGTATAACTGGAATATTTCCATCATCAGCTTGCTTTGCAACGGCTCTGACAGTTTGTTTTGTCTTTTCAGCCCATTGTTCAAGCGTCATTGGATCTAGATCTACCTTCAAAACAATAACGGGACGCTCATCTTTCTTGTTCATTTCGTGTATCCTCTGAAAGTTTAAGTAGGAGTGGTCAGGAGTGGCTATACAGCACACCTCCTGATTTGGATGATAATGACACCTAATTTGGAGGTTTTCAAGTATGTCATTTAAAAAAAAATTGAAGGCTATCATTAAGGAAGAGAGATATACCCAAAAACAATTTGCAGAAATGGTTGATATCCCATTGAGTTCTTTAGAAAAATACTTATTAGGAAAGAGTGATCCAACTTATAAAGTTCTAATTAAGATTGTGACTCATCCCAGTTTTTCAAAATATACAATGTGGCTAATGGATGGAGAGGTTCAACCTGGCTCCGGTCAAGTTTGCCCGGATTTCTCAACTCAAGAGCAATGCGGACTCGTAAACTCAGGTTCACAGAAAAAAGCTTAACGATATACGCAAAACCATTTTACCGTTGGGGAGGACATTTCAATGTCTATTAAATCTATCCCAAACGGTTATGAGGTCGATTGTCGTCCACAAGGACGATACGGTAAGAGATATAGAAAAAAATTTAAAACCAAGGCAGAAGCAACACAATTTGAGCGCTGGCTATTAGCAACAAAAGCACAAAAAAACTGGTTAGAGAAGCCTAAAGATAAACGCAGATTAAATGAATTAATTGAGCTTTGGTATATACATAAAGGGCAACAACTAAAAAGTGGCTATTCTAATAAACAAAAGCTTTACGCTCTATCGCACGAGCTTGGCAATCCAAGAGCTTGTGATATTTCTAAGCGCATGTTTGCAGATTATCGAGCTCAAAGATTCAGTAATGGAATATCAATAAGCACAGTAAACCGCACTCAAAATCTATTAAGTGGTGTTTTTACAACGCTAATAGAAATCCAAGAGTATCACGGTGAGCACCCCATCAAGGGTATGGTAAAACCAAAGCCAAAAACGCGAGAAATGAGCTTTTTGACTAAGGAAGAAGTAAAAATACTTCTTAATGCTCTTGAAGGAGATGCGTTGAATGTAGCTAAGTTATGCTTATCCACTGGCGCTCGATGGAGTGAAGCAGTGAATCTTAAGGGATCAAATATACAATCTAATAGAGTGACATTTGTAGACACTAAAAATGGGAAAAACAGAACTATACCAATTCGGCCTGAATTTCTGGCAGAAATTTACAAAGGGAAAAACGGTAAGTTATTTGATGTTTCTTATACAGAATTTAGAAATACAATTCATTCTTTAGGGTTTGATTTACCTAAAGGCCAAGCAAGCCATGTTTTGCGACATACATTTGCTAGCCACTTTATGATGAATGGAGGAAATATTCTGACACTTCAAAAGATACTTGGGCACAGTACAATTACGCAAACTATGACGTATGCGCATCTTGCACCTGATTATCTCAATGAAGCAATGGAGCTAAATCCGCTGTCCACAATTTGA